TAATAGGCTCCAATGATGAAATATATTTTTTAATATCATCAATAAATTTTTTTACTTTGATAGTATTTTCTTTATGATCGGATGCAATTTCTATCATACAATTAAATAAAGAAGACATATGAGAGCTTAAAATAAGATTAATTATTTCTGATGTATTTTCTTCTTCTTCTAAATTATTCATCATAAATTCATAAGTTAATACTTGTAATTCTTTACATAATTTTACTGTTAATTCTTTATATTTTTTATTCATGATTTTATCTCACTAAAAATATTTTTAAGATTTTCATCTTCTAATTTTCCATATTTTTTACAATTTTTAACTATCATGCGGTGATTCTGGTAATTGCTGCCAATGAGTGACACGGTCACTATCCCACATACCATATCGAAATGAACAGACATTAATCCATCCATAAATATAAATTTCAAATACTAGATATCTTCCATCTTTTTCTGGTAGTCTATCTTCAGTTTTGATCCAGTTAGTCATTCTTAATTAATCCTTGTTCTAAAAGATAAATAAGCATTTTAGCGCGTGCGTTTATATATCTTTCCATTTCTTACCATTCCAAATATCAAATATAGAAATATCAGCCATATTGTAAAAATCAGATACGTCCTTTCCTTTAATAGAAGGATAAATTTTCTTAATATACCTAATAAACTCAACTTCTCGTTTAGTTAATTTTGAATTACCATTTTTATGCCCTTTATTATCTTTCTTTAATATTTTTATAGCATGATCTTGATTTTGTTTTCTTGTTACCCATTCAAGATTTGTTACATTATTATTTAATTTGTTTCCATCTATATGATTGACAACATCTAATCCTTTTATTTTTAATAAAAATGTTTGAGCAACTAATCTATGAACATTGCAAGGTTTTCTAATATTTCCTTTACATAAAGTAACTGATTTATATCCGCGCCTATTTCCGGGTTTTAACTCTCTTCCTTTTGATCCGCTTCTTTTATACGAAATAATAACTCCATCAGAACTTATTTTATATAACCCTTTAAATCCTCTTATATCTCGCCACAAAATCATATTTTAACCCAAAGCTCTTTTAATCGCTTAGATAATTCTAGTGAACAAACTTGTTTTTCTAATTGCATGATTAGCCCTCTATATCTTTTTTATTACAAATAAAACTTCTATTTAGCTGTGGCTTGTCTTTTCCATGCTCATTGATTAAATCATTCAAATACCATGCGGCTTTCTTCAAATCCTCAAAGCCATTTTTATCGGCATAACGCCAGATATATTTAACAGCATTTCCTAGATTAAAACCCATATGTCTGGTTATATCTATACATTCTATTCTTCTTCCGCATTCGCAATGTGCGGGAGAATTATTATAATGTTTTGGATGATTTATATTATCATTTGACATTTTCTATATCCTTTGAATATATTTTAAGTTTTAAAAGCATATTCAGTCTATCTATCTCGTCAGGATCATGCATTAAGATTCTATTTAATTTTTCTGTATAAAATTTTAGTTGAGTAATTTCAAAAAACATATTTGTCCAAGTATAAGCAATTGAAGTGATTATCAAACCGAAGGCTATAGCATTCCACCAATGAGAAGTTATAAATGGTAGATTAGAAAGTAAAATTATAATACTCATTAAAAAATGATTAAAATAATTATTATAAGAGCTTTTATAAATAGAAATTTTTAATTTTACTCTTTCTATTTCTTGAGGATCATTCATCATCTTTATCTCTTTGTAGAACATTAACTAACTCATGGATAATTATATTCATCTCCATTAATCCTTTATTATTTAATTGTAATGCCTCTACCAATTTTTTATGGCTTTCAATAAGTACTTTAAAATTTTCGCTTTCATTCATCATCTTTACAGCCATCCTTTACCCATTTAACAGCTTTTTTGTGACCTTCTTCTGCTTCTTTCCATGTTGAGTATCTATCACAATAAATTTCTTTAAAATTTTTATCGAAAATCATTGTTTCAAAAACTAACATAGGAGCATTTTCACGCCATTGATGATCTAAACCTAAAAAAACAGTTGATATTATTTTTTCATTTATTACTTCATCATCTACATGCTTAGAATATCCAGGAATTCTACCTTCAATATGATCACACCATTCTTTCAAAGAGCATTCAATAACATTTTTATTTTCATCGAGTTTGTAATACATGTAAGCTTTTCCTGGTATCAATTATTCTTAATTGTTTTCTTAATGCTGGATCAATTCCATGTTCTAATTTAATTAATGATTCATGGTGCATTATTCTAGCCTCATCAAGACTTAAGTAAGGGTATCGTCCCAATGTCATTCTTCTCTTTCTTCCATTAAAATGATAAAAGAATATAAATGATATTATTCCACTGGGATGAACTGAAACACTAAATCCACTTCCTGTTTTTTCTCTGACATCATATTTACTTTTTTTAGGTTGTAATAATTCTAGAAAATTATCTGTGAACATAATATCTATTCGCTGAACATTTCATCTATAATCTTTTCAAATTGTTCCTTGCGACGTTTAACAAGTTCTAGCTCATCAATTGAATCAATTAATTTATCAAAATCAATAGGGTACTCTGATGCATATTCTTGTATTTTTTGCTCGTGAGTTGCAATTGTGCTATCTAACTTGCAAGCTTCAAGCTCCGCTTTCTTCTTCATTTCACGCGCACGCAAAGGTGCCATTGCTTCTGTGATCTTTTCTTTTGCTAGTGTTAATATTTCTTTGTATTTAAGTAATGCCATATTTCACCCCAATAGTAATAAAAGTTTGTTTCTTTTCTTCTTGTCATAGTCCTTAGATGTTACTTCTGTAACGCCCAAATTTCTAGTATTCTGAATACCCATTGATTGTCTTATAAAACTTTCATATTGCTGTGCGCCTATTTGCTGCGAACTTATTTGTTGTTGGCCGCTTAGATAGCCGCACTGTCCACCACAAGGAAATCCATGAAAAGGACACATATTTTAATCTCTATCAACTGTATTTAAATATATACTAAAAAGACAGATAAGAACCATTAATTCATATGAAGAAAAAAAATGTCCATACATGCATTTACTTAAGACATCTAATATAAAAATAAAAATACATGAAAGAATCCATACAATCATTTTAATTTCCTTTAATGAGTAGATACTTTTTCATTATTATTTTTTATAGGTATTACGCAAGCATCTTCAAATCTTAAAATAACTTCTTCTCTTTTTAGTGCTATCAAATCTCTCACTTCAATATAAAGAAGTGTATTTGTTATGTCTTTTTTTAGAGGGACACAAGGATTTATTTGGTCTGATAAAATCAAGTATTGTAAATCAAAATCAAACGCAATAAGATGCCCACCTGATATATTATTACCTTTTTGATCAACAACTATAACAGATATGTCTTGATGTTCAGGGCATTGATCAAGCTTAAAAAATAATTGATCTTTATCAGCGGTCTTTGCTTCTTCTTCATTCCATATTTTGGGTTTCATCTATTACACTCCAATCATTTGATATAAGACATTCAAAAGTAGGTATGAAATCATGTTCGCATATCCTACGCATAAATAAATCTTTTATTCCACTACGTGTAGATTCAATAAAACAATCATCCGGCCAAATAGATAACTGTGCTTTTTCACCTTGCATTAAAAAATAAATTACTTCATAAAAAGGAAAATTTCCTAGATTATTAGTAACAATCCAATCATCGGAAGTTAAAATATCAAGATCATATGAAAATGGTATCGCCTCTTCTCTATAACAGCGTACTAGATTATCATTATTTAATTTTAAATATAAAGATTTGTCCCATTCCTTTCTTCTTATTTTTTTGCTTTGCATTAATTGATTATAAGCTTCCTTGAAATTCATAATATTCCCTTAATGTGATCTAATATTCTCCACTGTCTTTGATTTTAATTTGCTATGAGAAATCTTTTCCTTCTTCTCAAGCCCTTCAATATATTCTTCAAAGAATATTGCAACATCAGCAGGCGATTTACCCGGCTCAAGATTTACCGCATCTTGATGGTTAATATGTGCAGGTACTTTATATTCTTGAAGTAATTCTAAAACATCTTGCCTGCACATATCCCATCTATTTTGTAGCATTAATAATGTAAATCCTCTGCGTTGTTCAAGATATTCTTTGTAGTCTTGAATAACATTTTTATCATCAACTTTAGTTACGATCATTGGTATGTCGGCACCTGTTGGAATGTGGCGCGCTATATGTATTAATTTTTTATTATTCTTCATTCAAATTCCTTTTTATGGTGGCCTATTTTTCCCATCCTTCAATGCAAGTTCGATCTACGATCATGCTAAGCTATTGCATCTAAAGATTAGTATCGTCGGCCATAAATCATGGTGGATAGCTACACATTTTTACTCTTGTCTCTTGCCTAAGAACCAAATTAATAAAATTGCATATCTATCCATAAAACCTCTAGGCTAAAAAGGTATATCATCTGAGAATTCAGAATCTACCTTATTTTTAACAGACGACTTTATATCACTTTGATTTGATTTAATATAGTCTGTAATATTATTTTTTGTTGGATATTTTGAGCCGGCTGGTTTTCCATTCAATTTATCTGATGGTATTTCTTTGCCTTCTTGTGTTCTGACGCAAACGACACAATGCTTATTTCTAATCACTTCAGGCGAAAATGTTTTATTTTCATATTCAGCCAATAACCCACATGATTCTGCTGCATGAATTGTTTTCCAAATCATGTTTCGTGAGAACATCCAATAATCTCTAATAGAATGAATTGATCCATTAACATCATAGACGTCTAGATCAACAACATACATATGATTTCCATTATTTGATATATCTGGCTCTATTTTTTTTATCGTTGCTGGATAATCCCCATCAGAAAGTAACTGATATCTTTCCTTCATGGCTTGATCTTCGTTTAATACTTCATAATCAAATGGCATAGAACTCATCTTTATTCTCCCTGTATTTTAGATTTTAAGTGATCAATTATCTTTTGTATAACATCTTTGGACAACTCTTCGAAGCTTTCTGCATTATGTTTTTCTAACCATTTACTCCATGTATCTTCTGGTATCTTAAATAAATCGATTAGTCTTTGTACTTCCTCTACTTGCTTTTCCTCCGCTAGTTCTTGCGGTACCGTTTCTTTGTCTATACACTCCGCGCCGTATCGTTTAATAACATCATCATAGGAGAATATAAATGATTCATTCATGGGAAACTCATCTATGCGTGACTTCTTTGTTACCGCATAAAATTTATCCGCTCGGATTTGAGTTTCAAATACTAAGTCGAACATATAACCAAGACGATTATAACAACTATAAGTTTGACCAATTACAGACATATTGGAGCCATACTCTTTCTTAGCCTGGCACGTTACTATTACATTCATATCAATTCTTAATAATAGATTAACTAACAACTTCATTTTCTTATTAGCGGCAGTGACGTGACGTCCGAAGTCACTTCCTGTCGTTTTCTCACAGTCCGCTTGTAGATTTTCATAGGGGATAGTTAGAGAATCTATAACAAGGGTTTTGAAATCATGTCTGGTCGACATCAACTCTTTCACTTGTTGTAGTATTTCATCAAAATCACCTGTTGCAAGTACAGCGCCATTATTTTTATTGATTAAGTCTGCATATCTTTTTTTCGAAGTAGTATCCTCAGTATCAATATATGCAGTCTTTGGAAATTGTGATGCACAAGTAGATTTACCTGTTCCCATCTCTCCATAAAACATTGCCTTTAGGCGTTGTTGTTTTATTTCTGGTTTTTTAAATTTTAAAGCCATTTTAATTTTCCTCACAGTTTTTTAAACAATCTTCAATAGCTTCTTGTTTTGTTTCACCCCATCCATATCTATTAGGATCTTCTTCATCACCTTCTTGGCAGGCTATCCAATCAAATATCCTTATCGGTATAGGTGGATTTATAAAATCAGTTAGAATCTTTTTCATTTATCTGTTCCACCATTTAGATGGATCTTTCCATTCTTTTTCTATACGTTCATTTTCTTCTAATAAATATTTCATTTTATTTAAAATATCATTAATATTATCCAAATCTTTTGAAATGTTTTTTAAATTATCTGTATTCATAAATTTCCTATCTAATTAGTAATCAAAATTAAACAATAATAAGTTGCGCCAAGTAAAACTGCTAACCAAAGTAACCCTTCTAATTTTTTTAAGCTGCACATATGCGATGCTCCATGTTGAAATCTTCCAATTCATCTAAAATATATGCTAAAAATATTATTTTGAAATAACTTGCTATTCCTTCTTTCCATATTCTCATATATTCAATTTCATTATCTTTATTTGATGTATTGCTGAGATATACAGTTAGAGCAGGTAACATTGATTGTTCATAAGCAGGATTATCTAAACCAGTTGCTTCAGAAGCCCATGCTTTATCATTTTGCATAATGATAGACGCAAATTCTTCTAGCTCTGATTCAGGAAGTGAAACAAGATCTACAGTATAAAACCCGTCTATCTTGTCAAATTCTGCATAGTTACTTACTAATGAGGATATAAATTTCTTTATATATGTATTCATATTAATCATTCCTTTGACAATTACTATTATTACCGTGCATTCCTTCGCACAAAATACATACTACTTCTTGACTCGCTTGCTCTTGCTTATAAATATAGGTTACACTTTGGGCGTTCATTAAATTTACTCCTGTCCAGGTTTAATTTATGTTCAATGAGTTAGGGGACTGCGAATCTCCTAACTCACCGTTTTACTACTCTATTACTTCATACTCTAATAAACGAATACAATAAGAAGCGCTTTCTGTTTCTTCTACCATAACTTCAGCATCTTTTTCATTTCTAAAGACTCCTAAAATCTCCGCACCTTCCATTAACTCATGTAAAACAATATAAACCTTCATTAGTTTATTTCCTCTGCCTTATCTATCACTTGTGCCTTTCCGTAAACATGTTTGTCTAGTACATCTTTTACATACTCGCCTAAACTAACTCTCTTCTTTAGTGCTAGTATCTTTAAAGAAACCAATACTTCTTCTTCTACTTCCGCAACTACTTTCCGTAAATCAGTTACCTTTTCTTTGCTCATTTATATTTTCCTAGTATGTTTCCGCAAATGTTTATGTTTCCGTAAATATATATCATGTGGTGCTATAGTATCACGCTAGATACCAACGTCAATACTTTTTTCTTTTCTTTTTTTGAATTTTTCTAAACATCGGTTAATTATCTTATTGATGGACAATTCTTCTTCCATTGATTGTTTTTTGAGAAAAACCCACAGTTCTTTTGTTATTCTTAAGTTCAATGCTCGATCATATGTTGCTTTATTCACCTTCTCTCTCCATATTTTTATTGGTCAAATAATACATTTATACATTGATGCAATAGTATCAATGCCGGTATTATTAATCAATAATTTTATATTAATGAAATGTAATTAGATTGAGATTGTTTTAGAAGAGTATTACTATCGAATTTTAGACAACCGCGCCTTGCTAGACACAAGACGCGACTTAATAACTTGAGTTCTCCTGAACCCGTGCGCGCTTATAATTATAAAGCAGCCAACGGATAGGTCAACTCTTTAAAAGGATTATTTTGTATGAGCAAGTTTACTTTGCGCAAGCATGTTTCTAGTTTTACCATTGTTTCAAACTCAATCATTAATGAACTCAAAACAGACCTAGAGTGTCTCGGATTTTATACATATATACTTAGTTTGCCTAATAATTGGGTATTTTATAAAACACAACTGGCCAAAGAATGCAAAATAGGCATTAAAAAACTTGAGCGCATTTTGAAGCGCTTGCGCACGCTTGCGCTAGTCGATTATGGACAAAAAAGAGACGAAAAAGGCCATTTTTCAGAGTTTTATATGGACGTCTACGATCGTGAAATCATAAAAAACAATGACTTAGATGAATTTGCGCAACCGGATGGCCAAATCTGCCGTACGGCAATACCCGTCCGACGGTCTGGAGAAGCTATACAAGAAACACTAATACAAGACTTAAAAAACAATAAACAAGATAAAGATATATGCGCATCTGACGATGCGCAAAAAAGTTTTGAACAATTTTGGGTCTTATATCCACGTAAAAAAGACAAGAAAAAAGCATTTGATGTGTGGATAAAAAACAAATACCATGAAAAATCACAAATTATAATCAATAAGTTATCCATTCAGATTTTAAATGATCCTCAATGGAAGACGATTCAATTTGTTCCCTATGCGACAACCTATTTGCGCAATGCGCGGTGGGAGGATGAAATAGATCTTCAGCGCATTATTGAAAGAAAAGAATCCGGAATGGAGCGTGCTGTTAGATTATGTCTCAACTAACAAGGAAGTTACATCATGGAAAAATTACCGTTAGAGCTAACGAAGATTTTGTATATGCGCTTTGCGTCTACTTATGGCGAAAAGTTTGTCAAGCATCATCCTAATGACCAATTTGTACAGTTATGGTGGGAGGAATGGTCGGAAGGTATGGCTGGAATTGATCCCGCTCATATCAAGGAAGCATTAAGTTACTGCCGATTGAACCTCGAATGGCCACCCAGCATCGCTGAGTTTCGACGACTTTGTGAGAGCGCATCGGGTGTTCCCTCAGTTGCGCAATGCTTACAAGCTGCAATCCGCCGTGACTTTAACCACCCTGTTATCAAGATCGCTTATGACAAAGTGGGTAGTTGGGCGATGAAAAATGACAGGGAAGCAGACTTAAAGCCTAAATTTCAGGCAGCCTATACCGAAGCCCTCAATGAGTTCAGATCAAATACAGCTAAATCATGGGCGAGATTGGCGGAATTTAATTCTAAACCCACGCTACCTGAGCCGCCCTCCAAGATTCCAAGCGAAGTCGAGCGCATGGGATTTAAGGAGCGCATCGCGCATTATCAGGAGTTATCCAAGATTGCGAAGTCAAAATTAGAGCCTAAAGACCATCCATTCTGGGATGAAAATAAAATTATGCTCGGATCAAAAGAATTTGAGCAAAATATATTCGATGAAAGGCGAAAATATCTAATCAGTCTTGATGAGTATGTCGCAGGAACATTGCCGGTAGGTGATTGGTATGGTCGAACACGATACTTGAGCGAGATAGAAGGCCAAGAGCGAATAAAATCCTATTCAGCCTCATCTACTAATCAAGAGGATTATAAAACGCAGCCACGGGGCTATAATTCATCCAAATCGGCATATAAACCATGGAATGACTAGATGAATCACGCGTTATGGATAAC